ATCACACTTTTGGTAGTATGGGTGCATCTTATGATGCCCTTGCTTTTATATACAATTGAAATGCTCTAAAACATTGAGCAATTTTCATGTATAGTTTTAAGCAGTACTACTATCTCACTTGAGTATTATTAATAATTATTATTGCTGGACCTCTTTTAATTATGTTGAATTCTTTTGAAGAATTTAAAAAACATTATAAAATTGGTAAACTTTCATGTGTCTATGATCAAGCTGGTAAAGCTAGGGTAGTTGCGGTAACTTCCTACTGAACTCAGTTAGCTCTTAGACCTTTACATGATAAGTTATACAGCGTATTAAAAACACTTGAAGAAGATGGTACTTTTAACCAAGAGGGTCCCCTTAACAGATTAGTTAAGAGGGATTCTAGCGAAGACTACTATTGTTTTGACTTATCAGCCGCAACAGATAGGTTACCTATTAAATTACAAGCGCAAATTCTCAACATCGTTTCAGAACAAAGAAAATTAGGAGACTTGTGGATGTCTCTTATTAATTCAATTGACTGATGGTGAAGAGAGAGAGGAAGCAAGGTGGAAAAGTGCGTCAAATATAGCGTAGGTCAACCCATGGGAACGTATTCTTCTTGAGCAATGCTCTCTATTACTCATCATATTATCGTCCGTTACGCTGCTCTTAAAGTTGGTATTAAAAACTTTAAAGAATATGCGATTCTAGGCGATGATATCGTAATTCGCAATTGTCTTGTAGCTTATGAATACGCTAATACTATGGAAATATTAGGTGTTCATATTAATAGTTACAAAACACTTGTTTCTAGCGATTTTGCGGAATTCGCTAAGAAATTACGTGGTAAAGATATTGATTATACACCTTTAGGCGCGGGGTTGGTTCTTCGCGCTGTAAGATATAATTATTTTCTACCAGTTATGTATAAGGAAGCTTTTGAGAACAATATGATACAAAATTTCCCGCAGCTTCTAAATCTAATTTCGGATTCTTCCAATCCTAGTTTTAGTTTATGGAGTGTTATAGGTTTAAAGCATGCAATAGCTAAAGACC